GCGTGATGTTCCGCGCCTTGATCGAGATGCCGCGCGTGTCGGAGTTGATGTCTGCGGTCAGGATGTACGTCGAATCGGCCTCGTCCAGCACATACGGCGGGCCGGACAGAGCGCCGGGCACGGCAATTGCCGCTGCGAGAGCCTGCGTCGTGAGCGTCCGATCATCAGAGTAGACCGTGCTGTCCCGCTCGTCGGTTGCAATCAGCCTGTAGTGATACGTCGCACCGGACGAAAGCCCCGTCAGGTAGTGGAGGTGCAGATAGAACGGGCGCTCCTCCGTCGCCGTCGAGTCGCCGTAAGACGCCGTTGGACCATACTCAACAATCGTCTGCGTCGGCACGTTCGTCTCGAAAGCGATTGCCGCCGAGTTCCGCGACTCGTGGACCCAATCTCCAGACGAGACGAATCCGACCGAATCTCCGAACGTCTCCCACACGAGCGAGTCAGACAGCGCGCCGAAGTTGTCGATGCAGAACTGGTTAAAGTCTGAGTACACGTCAGCCCACGCCTGCGCCGCCGTCAGCAGCATGCACACCACCAGCGCGAGCCTCATCGCACTCCCCCTAGAACCGCGGCCGCGGAGCGCCGGCGCGCAGACTTCTTGCCGTTCCCGTTCGAGTCGCCCTCTTCGTCGGTCGGCTCCTTTCCCTCGCCCTCGTTCTCGTCCTGCTTCGCAGGGAGCGTGGAGCCTGTCTTCCCCGTGAACGTGAGCCCGTACTCCTTCGCGAGCGCCTTCTCGTGCGCGAGGATCTCGAACGTCTCCTCGAGGTCCTCGCCCTGATCGGCGAGCGCACCGGTGAGCGTTCCGAATCCGTTCTGAATCGAGATGACGATCGCATTCGCTTCCTTCTCGGGATCGATCCACTTCCAGCCGCGCGTCCGGTGCCGGACGGAGAGGTAGGGTTCCGGTTCCCTGCTGGCGAGCTGCAGCATGCCGGTCGTGAGCGCCAGCGGGAGCCATGCCGCATAGAGTGGCCGGCGCCACATGTCGATGAAGTCCTGCTGAACGGAGCGCCAGTCGTCCTGCTCGATCAGAGAGAAACTTCGCATCGTCGAGTAGGTGACACCCTCCGCGTCGTTCGCGAGGACGTTGTAGAAGACGCTGAACCCGGAAGCGATCTTCCGGACCATCTGCTTGACGAACGGACCGAACTGCTGCGTCGGGTGCTCCGGCTCCCAGGTCTTGACCTCGTACCCGTCCGGAACGATGTCGAAGTGCCCCGGGTTCGCCTGCATCTGCGCGGGCATCTTCACGGCGGAGAGATCGCCTGCGCCCGTATCGCCTTCGCGCTTCTCGAAGAACCCCATCTTCGAGGCGCCGACGCGCGCGGCCACGGCCTCCGACTTCTCGTACTCGTTCAGCATGTGCGCCGGGACCATGACCGAATGCACCCAGGTCACACCGCGCGTCTGGTTGACGCGGTCCGGGTCGTAGAGGTGGATCATGTCCTTCGCATCGACGAAGTAGCGCTCTCGAATGAGATCGATGCCGCCGGTTCCGGCCATCCTCCATACCCAGTAGCCGACCGGCCGGCCGATCGCGTCGACTTCCACGCCCAGCCGGATCTCGTTCTTCGTCCCCTCCTTCGGGCGGTTGTACGTCTCGTCGATCAAGTCGGCGTCGATCGACTCGAGCGCGAGGCCGTAGCGGTTCCCCGCGAAGCTCCGCCAGAGGTGCACGAACGCCTCACCGTCGCAGGCGACCGTCTTCAGGACGAGCTTCTCGAATCGACGGAGCGTGAGCTTCCCGTCGCGCGTGACGGGTGAGCTCGCCCAGTCGTTCCATGCCGCCTCGATCCTGCGGTTCGTCTCGGTGTCCGTCTCGCCGGCGGCCGTCTTCACCTGCGCCTGGAGGCGGATCCCCATCGGACCGATGACGTTGTTCGTGAGGAGCCGGAAGTAGCGCTTGACGTAGCTGTTGTTCCTGGCGAGCGCTCGAGCGCGGCCGCGGAGCGTGCGGAGATCTCCGCGGACCTCGTCGTCGGCCGAGCGAGTGAACGAGGCCCAGTCGAGCAGCAGCCTGTTGTTGCCGGCGCCGTCGAATGCGTTCCGCCGGCCCGTCACCACTGCCCAGGCGGCACGGAATGCGGGCGCGATCCTTCGATGGAGAGGGCGCTTCTTCATTCGTCGAACCCCGTCTCGGTAAAGGACACGAGGACCTGGCGTGTCACGAAGTCAGGATTCGCAAGGCGGGCGAGCCGCGACTCGAGCGAGGTGAGAAGGTCCACCGCCTCTTTCACGGGGATCTTCGAGACCGCGCGCCCGGCGATCTGGTAGGACTCCATCCCCGCCGGCAGCCGCCCCTCGATGTGGGCCTTTAGCGCTGTGATCGCTCGCTCGAGCCACTCCTGCTGACTCCCCGCCGTCGCCGCCGCGATGTCGGGGAGCACCGTGACCACGCCGGAGGCGACCTCGTAGACGCGGCTGTCGGTGTGAGTGACGCGCTCGGCCCACTTGTAGAGGCCGGCCGCGAACGGGCTGTCAGTGTCCCCGACCGCGATGGTGATGACGTGATCGTCTCCGTCGGCGACAGCGCTCTTCGTGAGGATGGAGGCGCCCGCGAGATGGAGCTTCAGCGTCCAACCGGCGCTCGCTGGGTAGTCGGTGAGTTGGCGTCGATAGGTGACTGTTGTGCCTGCAGCGAAGGATTCAGGGAGCGCTGTGAGTTCGGTTGTCATGCCGCGAAGCTGTCACCTTGGCGCGCCATCTGGCCATTGCACAAATTGTGCAATGGACGATCCCATGGGGCCGCGTCCATGAATCATGTCCATGAGCGACGACGCGACGAAGCGGACGCGCACGATCCGTGTGCCGGCGGTTCAGTACCGCGATTGCGCGATCGAGACCAGGGAGCGCGCAGACGGTGCCGAAGACGGGCCCCGCTCTTATCCGCTCGCGTTCTCGAGCGAAGCGCCAGTTCGTCGTTGGGATTGGGATGGCGAGTACGACGAGATCCTTTCCCACGAGCCGGGAGATTGCGATCTCTCGCGCGCAGAGGCGAACGATGGGCTTCTTCCCTTCTTCCCCAGCCATCAGCATCTCTTGCAGATCGGCTCGGTTCGCGAGATCGAAATCGACTCGAAGACCAAGCGAGGCCGCGGCGTCGCCTACTTCGATGAGGTTGACGAGAATCCCGAGGCGAAGCGACAGGCAAGCCTCGTCCGCAACGGGCACCTGAGGACGATCTCTGTCGGCTATCGCGTCACCGGGAAGACCCTCGTCTCGACGGACAAGAAGACTGGGCTGCGTACATATCGCTGCACGTGGATGCCGATGGAGATCTCCACGGCGCCCATGCCTGCCGACTTCGAGAAGGTCGGCATTGGCAAGAGCATCACGCTCGAGGAAATCCGGAAGCAGCTCCAGGCACGAGCTGAGGCCGGCGAGGAGTTCGTCGAAGTCCCTGTCACTGAAACGATCACAGAAGGAGAGCGCACGATGCCCGATCCGATCACGTCGCCCGCAGAGGGCACCGCAAGCCCGGCCCAGACGCCGGCGGCGCCGGGGGCACCGGCGCAGCTCCGCAATCGCGAAGCCGAAGCGGCCGAGATCATGGACCTCGCCCATCGCGAGGGCTTCACGCAGTGGGCTTCTAACTGGGTCCGCCAGGGCCTCACGCCCGTGCAGGCCCGCGAGAACGTCGACATGCTGAAGAAGCAGCGGACGACCGGCCCCGGGCAGCCGTCTGCCGAGGCGATCGAGAACATGCCGGCGAAGGATCGCTCGCGGTACTCGTACCGACGCGCATTCGAGATGCAGATGGAGGTTCGCGAAGGACGGCGTGGCAATTACGACGGCGTCGAGGGCGAGCTCCATCAGGAGTCCTCGCGCACGCGATCCTCAGAGAAGGGCGGGATTTTCGTTCCGTGGCGGCTCCGGACGGACGAGGAACTTTTCCTGTCGCGCACGCTCGGGACAACGCAGCCGACCGGCGGCGCGACGCTCGTCGGTCAGCAGATCATGCCCGATCTGATCGATGTGCTCCGCAATCGGGCACTCGTCCTCGTCGCCGGCGCGCGGCTCTACCCGGGCCTTCAGGGCAACGTCATCTTCAACAAGGTGACTGGAGATCCGACCGTCTACTGGATGAGCGAAAACCCGCCGGCGGACGTGACGGGTTCGGAGCCGTCGTACGGCTACGTCACGCTGTCACCGAAGTCGCTCATGGGTCTGGTGCAGATCCCGCGGCAACTCCTCGTCCAGAGCTCGATCGACATCGAAGCGGACATCCGCATG